GTTATCTGAAAATGCGGTTCCGGTTCGCTGGCTAATATCCATCAGTGCACGCTGTGACTCGTTGAAGTCATCGGAGGATTTTGATGCCTGCTTTAACCGGGCGTTAACTGAACTCCACTCATCAGCCAAAGAAATAAGGTGCCCGGTGGCATATGCTCCTGCAAATGCCCCAGCAAGACCAACAGCAGACGCCTTTGCAGAATTAAGCTGCCCCGTTAAATCAGCTAAAGCCCTCTGAGTTTCTCTTGACGCTGCCGCTGCCTGGCGGCCACCATTTTGCATGGTTCGGTAATAATCCTGCCCCATGCGTGAGGCGCGGGAAATTTCCGACTGGAACGATTGGGAGTTAGCAGAGATTTTGATTATCAGTTCGCGAAGAGTTGCCATGCTTTCACCAAATAAAAAAGCTCGCACATAGCGAGCTTCGTATTGAATAAAATTGCCCTACCTGCAAAGCGTCTTATAGACCTCAAGAAATGCCTTGTCGTCCTCTTTAATCACCACTGCTGAACCATTACTTGTTAATTTCCCATCAATAATCTCGACATAGACGTAAAATTTATTACGATAACTTGTGCCATCATTATTTTTTTTGTAAGTCACATCACCACAAACGTATGCTGCATTATCACCATACTTAAAATATTCAGCGTTAAACTTAGCATCATCTGGGTTATTTAATTTCTTTCTGACGATGTTTTCGCCATTTTTAATAAAATCATTTTTCTCAGGCTTACACGCGCTGATAAAAAACAAACACATGACGGCTATAATTAACTTTTTCATTTTTGCACCTTGATTGCATTATTCATGCTAATGCTAAACCCAGGTACTAGATTTGTCACTGAGTTGCAGCTGTAAGTGCAGCCTCAAGCCCTGCAAACGGGTCCTTTGGTGCTGATTGCTCATCACCACCCCAGCGCAGGATCGCATCGTCCAGCGGTACTTTTGCCCCCTGCGAGCCGTAGATGGCAGAGACGAGCTGGGCTGCCTGAATGTCACCACGGATATCGCCAACCGGACTTTGCCTGTCGTACTCAATCCACATCAGAAGCTCGCTTGCCGTCATGTTCTGCCGAAGTTCTGAGAGCGTGCGCCCCATCCGGAGCGCAAGCGACATCAGAAACTTTACGCCGGGGGTTGAGACTTTTCCCGCGCTTCGTCCGCGTTGTTAATCAGGTCAAGCGCCTGTTTGAGCAGGCGTGAGTGTACGGGTCCGTAAATTTCACGCACCTGCTCTTCTTCGTTAACGCTGAATACCGGTTGCTTATCGGTATCGCACAGGACGTCAATGAAGAGCACCACGTCAGCGCAAAGATTACGGTGCGCCTTTTCCGATACCGACACATTTTCATCGTCGGCTCCCGCTTTCACCACTTCCTGCCAGCGCAGCCAGGCTTCACCTGACGGCTCACGGAGAACCACTTTGACGCCTTCCCACTCAGGAACGGAGACCGTCTTATGACGAAAGCCCGACATCTTAGCCAGGGCGAGGTTTTTAATATTTTTCATGCAACCCCTCAGGAACCAGATTCGATGTTTTCAGGCTTACCCTTCAGGCGCAGGGAGAACGTTGCCGCCACTACGCCGTTGGTACCGGAAGACCATGTGTGCTGGCGGATTTCAGCCAGGAACTTAAAGCCTTTGCCCGACGGGAAAATGACCTGGAAAGCGTAGGTCGTATCGTTGTCATACGCATCGCGCAAGGCGTCCTGCGCCGGGTTCTTGTAAAAGTTACCGGACAGAGAGATTTCTGACGGAGAAGGCAGACCGTTGATATTCTCCTGCTCGGTAGAGCAAAGCGTTGTTACGTCGATATCCTGCTTCTGACCACCGGTGAACTGAATTTCTTTAATGGTGCAACTCAGATCGAGGAAGGTTGCGGAATCCATCGTTTCTTTGGTGGCTGGCAGAGAGGAAATAAGGATCTTCGTCAGCTGCGATTTTTCATAAAGTGCAGACATAGCTGTCTCCTGGAAAAAGAAAACCCGCCATCAGGCGGGTTCGTTGGGTGAATTAATTGTCAGGGGGTAACCCTGAAATCGAGGGTCATGCGGTAGAGTCGTCGATGGGGCTCGTATCCGGGGAGCCTGGCGACCTCCGTCGGGTTTAGTGGCCGTAGCGCCACTAGAGCATCTTCCACGAGCGCGCGCGCCTCTTTGATGGAGGTTGAGTAAGCATCTACCTGAATGGAAACCCTGCTCTCTGCCTGGCCACACAGCACGTCAGCGGAAACATGATCGACGATGGAAAAAATAATCCAGGGTGGCGAGACAGACGGCTTTCCGTCACTACCTAATGGTGCAACGTAGGGATATACCCGTCCTTGCGCCAGGGGAGAAAGCAAGGCGTAGATATCATCTTCATTCACTTGCTCAATACCTCATCAATAGCCTGATTCATTCTGGCAATAGCGACGCTGGCGGCCTCTTCCTCGCGCGTATCGTAAGCGGGTCGCACAAAAGGATGCGCAGGCATGTTGGCCGTTCCCAGCTCCACAAAGCGCCAGTAAAAGGCGTTTCTCGGGTTATTCGCCTTCATCGTGTTATCGCTGTTACCGGTGCGCGGGTTAACGCCACGAATATGGACGCCGGAAGAAATCTCCCCGCGACGGCGGCTTTTTTGGGTCACCACCACCACGTTTTTTTTCAGTTTTCCGGTGCGTACCGGTGCACGTGCGATCACTTCTTCCTTAAGCACTTCCGCGCCGGCGCGCGTGGCATCACGAAGAACCTTATTGTTTTCAGCGCGGCTAAGCGCCTCCAGATCCTTTGCGATGTCTTTCAGGCCGGAAAAATCGAGGCTCGTCTCAATCATTTTTCGATCCCCTGCTTACAAAGAATTTCGAGCTGAATGCCGCGAGAATCAGGTATCGGCGGACCAATGATATTTAAAATGACTCCCTTGAACGGGCCAGTCACAACCCTGAGTCTTGACGCAGCAGTTATATCGCTACGAAATCGTGTCCATACCCTGATGGTGGCGACTGCGGTTTCAGCACCAGCGGCTACCAGTTCTCGCCCACTGATACCTTTTACTTCTGCCCAGGTTTCTGCACCGTCATGCCACGTTTCAACAGGCTGACCAGAAGGATCACGCGATGTTGTGATGTTCTGAATTACCACCCTGTCTCTCAGTCTTCCGGCCTGCATAACCCCTCCTATACCCCGTAAATTCGGTATGGCTGCAAAAGTGCTTCTACGGCGAAAGGAATTTCTGTCGTAATGTTTCCGATGTTCACTGCTTCCCGGTTTGCGTACCAGTGACCTATCAGCAGTAACATGGCCGCCTTCACATCGTCATTAAGAAGAATCGGGTCCGGGTCGTCTGTGTAGCCAGGGCTGTCTTCTTTTTCATAGAGCGTTCGCCGCGTCCATGTCTGGACGTACCGGGCCGCTGCACCTGTGTAAATCTCCAGCAGAGCATCATCACCCGTAAAGTCGGTATCAATGCGGCAATGCTGTTTCACCACATTCTGATCAAGCATTTGTTTGCCCCGAAAAAAAGCGGCCCGAAGGCCGCAATAGTTATCAGCTACCCGCGCCGGTGCTGAATGAACCGTAAACGAACGCCTCAGGGCGTTTCACAGCCAGCGCCAGACGTTCTTCGCAGCGAATGGAGATCATGTTTTTCTCGAAGTCGTCGGCGTTTTCGGTGGAGATAACCACGTTGGCATCTTCACGATCGAACAGTTGAGCTGCGGCATTGAATGCGCCTGTCAGGAATTTGCCCTGGAAAGCTGCTGCCTCAGTTGCTACCACCGGAAGCCCCCAAAGCGTAGGGCCAGTCAGAGATGCCGGGTTAGCCAGGATATAGCGGCCCAGACTGTCTTTCGTGAGCTCAATTTTCGCCCAGTCGATGAAGTGCAGAACGTGGCCAGATGCAGGGAAACGAGCCAGTTGAGCCTGAAGCATTGCCAGGCGCAGATCATCAATCCCGTTCTGGCTCTCAACAGAAAATGCCGGGTCGAATGCTGAGGCCTGAGGAACGATGCCGTGCAGGTGCACACCAGTTCCGTCGCCGAACAAGATTTCCTGTTCCTCAACATATTTCAGGCCGTAACGCATCTCAGCGTCAACCGTAGACTGGAGTTGAGCGAAATCGTCAAGGATCTGCTTGGATGCCTTAAACATGTGCGCGATGGTTGTCACCGGCGTGATTTTAGTTGCGAATTCAATATCGCTGTAAGGTTTGGCAGTCCCCTCTGCAACGACTTTCGCTGCATTGGTAAAGCCCGTTTGCTGCACCCAGAAAATAGCCGGTGAAGATGTGCGGCCAGGCGCAATCAGATCACGAATGAAGAGACGCTGTTTTGGTGCAGTGTCGATGCCAGGCAGTCGCTGTGGTTCAACCACGCCATCTGCAACATCTGTAGAAAGCAAGGCCGCGTGAACTGGGACGCTTACGCGCTTATTGCCTTCAACGCTCGCGGCAAAGGCCTTCAACGCCTCGCTATTAATCACCACCTGTCCAACAGTTTCGGTAACTTTAGCAGCGTTGTTCAATGGCATTTGGGCAACATGCTGTTCCAGCTCACCAAGGCTTGCCTTAAGGGTTTTTTCAGCTTCCTTAAGAGCATTGAGCTCTGTCGCCATTTTATCTACAACATCTTTGGTCTGAGCTGAGAGCTGACCATTCTTTTTCGCTTCGGTCAGTGCCTCTTCTGCTTTCGCGTTGAATTTGCTGGTTGCATCTTCAATGCTGGCAGTGACTTTTTTCAGAATTTCGTTTACTTCAGACATAAAGGGTCCTTATTTGACTAACGCCGCAAGAGCGCTTTCAAGTGAATTGAGGGTTTCAGGTTTGATCTCTTCGGCAGCGCCCGGCGTACCGTCGTTGGTGGTGACAGCGCCAGGCATGCCACCGGATAAGGCTTTAATGAGTTTTCTGCGCTCAGAGCGCGGGGTGTTGGTTTTAGCCAGCAGCGCATCAAGTTTGCGAAGCGCGGCCGCGGGTGATTCATCGCCATCAGTGACCGCATCAGCAGAAAGCAGGCTGTCTGCCAGTCCCTTCGCCACAGCGTCACTGCCACCGATATAACTCTCGGCATCCATCAGTTTCTGAACAGCTGCAATATCAAGGCCGGAACGCGCCGCGTAGATGTCTGCCATAGCGTTATCGAAGGGCTCCAGAGACTGTGCCAGTTCCGCAAAGTCATGGCGGTTACCCATCGCGTAGACCCAGCAGTTGTGGATCATCAGGAAGGCACCACGACCGATCTGAATATCATCCCCGGCCATCGCAATGACCGAGGCGGCGCTGGCGGCAATACCGAGCACCTTCACCGTCACACGGCCTTCGTAATCACGCAGAAGGTTGTAGATTGCCAGGCCTTCGAACATGTCACCGCCAGGGGAGTTGATATTGACCGTGACGTCGGCTCCATTCATCGCCCGTAGCGCACCGGCGATACGTTTGGCTGTTACGCCTTCACCCCAGTAGTCCTGCCCGATCACATCAAAAACAGAAATACTGTTGTCGTCGGTGGCCGCTGCTTTGATCCCGCCATCCCAGCGATCCAGGGCGGATGGTAAAGTTTCACAGGTGACCCGCGCGCAGGGGCGACCCGCCGGTGCTGCCGGAAGTTGTTTTTTGCTCATCAGGAAAGTGCTCCTAAGCGGCCTGTTTCAGCGGAGATTGTTCAAAGGAAATGTCAGGGAATATGTGATTATGCAGTTCTCTCAGGGCCAGAGCCTGAACAGCAGGATTGCTGCTTTCGAGATTTTTCAGTTGCGTCAGGTTGAGCTGAACGGTGTAAATGTCACCCCCTTCAATCGGTGGCATATTCTCAAGACGGCGCACGTCATTGCGGGACATCCACCCATTCTGGAGCGCGCTGGTATAGTACGCAGCACGGCCCGAGCTGTCGGCGCGCAGCAGTCCTTCTACAGAGAACTCCGCGAACACCTCATCATCGCTGTCCAGCAGGCACCGCCCTATTTCCTGCTCTATGTTCACCAGCAGGGGGCGCAGGGTATGTGTCAGGAACTGGAGGTTCATGCCCTCCAGACTGGATGCCCAGCTGCTTTGCTTCGTGGTGTGACCGACCATGAAAGGCGGAACGCGAAACCAGCGGCAGATCTCCTCAATGCTAAAGGCGCGGCTTTCCAGCATCTGGGCGTCTTCGGGATTCATGGTGACGCCCTGGTACTTCAATCCGCCTTCAAGCACCATGATTTTCCCGGCGTTTTTTGAACCGGTAAATGCAGCCATGTAGCTGCGAAGTCTTTCACGTTGTTCTTCAGTCAGCGCATTCTCAGCGGAGAGAAAACCTGAACTCTGAAGCCCCTGTTCAAATATCTTCGCAGCAGACTCCTCAACCGCCATTGCAGAACCGATCACATCCCGGCCTGTTTTCATCGGCATCATGCCGCAAACGCCGTCAAGACCGAACCCGCGAATGTGCATGATGTTTTTGACGGGAATGACGCGCTCGTTACCGTTTTCAGTGTATTTGTATTCCAGCGCCCCGGTCACGAGACGTTTAACCACCATGTTCTGCGGCAGCAAGGGCACCAGCGAAACCAGGCGGTTTGCGATGAATTTCTTCTCAATGAAGGCGTTCCCGCGCAGGCAAATACTGGCGACCACCATCAACATAAAGCGTGATGGTGTCATTTCTGAATTGGGTCGGCGGCACAGTATCGAGTAGGCCGGATGATCGGTTGCCGCTTTACGCGAACCGTCAGGCTGTCGAACGTATATTTTCAGCGGAAGGGTTGAAATAGACTCGCTTAACAGTCTTACGCATGCCCACACAGCCGATAGCTGGATGGCTTTATCGGCCGTTACCACCTTTCCGCTGCTGCTGGTACCAAACCATTCCTCCCAGAACGTGCCGGTAGTCAGGCTGATAGGCACACCAAGCCAGTTAAGCAGAGCACTTTTAACCCTGCCTGGCCGTTTGTTTTTTTTCATCAGAAACCTACCATGATGGGATTATTGAAGAATCCGGAGAGATCCTGCTGGTCGTTGCCACCGTTAACCAGAACGCGGCTCATTGCTGTGAACAAGGCCGCAGGGCCATCAATTTTGGCCTCTGGTGTGGACTTATTCGGGAAAATGTTCTCGTTACGGTCAGGTTTGACGGTTACGTTGGACATCATCCAGTTCATCACCGGGTGATCGCTGTGATGGAAGCGGCCACCGTATACCAGCGCTTCGACCTCTTTCATCGCCTCAGAGAAATTGCGAACCGTCTGCGGCACTTCCACCAGCGGCAACCCTTCTTCTGCCAGCGCAAGGCTGAACTGCGTCGCACTCCACGGGTCGAAGCCAATTTCTTTCAGGCTCTCGCCAGCAACCCACAGCTGTAGCTCTTCCTTAATCTGAGCATGGTCGATTACATCACCGTCGGTAAGGATCAGCTTGTCCATCCCGGCCCACTTACGATAGAGCTCTGCCATCTGGCGTGAACATTTCTCAAGGCGTCCTTCCGGTAGCCAGAATTTGAAATCCGCATGAACGTGGCCATCTGGCGCGCGCCAGACTTTAGCGGCCGCACAGATATCAATTTTGTTTGACAGGTCAACGCCCACCCAGGAGGGATAGGTTTTAAGTTCGTGCTGCGGGGCGATAAACTCGCATTTCTCCCATTTCATCATGTCCATCCAGGCTGACTCAGCGGTAACCCAGATATTCATGTGCTTGGTGAAAAAGTTAATTCTGGCCGAAACCTGCTCTTTCGCCTTTTTAGCCAGGCGGCGCAGGTCATCCCAGCGCTTACAGATACCCAGCCCCGGATTCGCCTTCTGCCAGACTTTTTCATCAAAGGGATCGTCACCTTCATCTAAGGTGTAGATGATGGCAAAAAACGTATCGTCTTTTACCAGCCCACGCAGCACCTTGATGGCGTAATCACGCAATTCGTAGCAGATGCCTTCTTTGTTGAAACCGGCGGTGGTGATACCGAAAAGCAGCGATTGCAGACGCGCGCCGGTTGCCGTCTCCAGAACGTCCCAGACGTCACGGGTTTTGTGAGCATGCAGCTCGTCGACGATAGCGCAGTGGATGTTCAGACCATCGAGGTTGTTCGCATCTGATGATAATGGCTCGAACTTGGAGGCCGTTTGCTCCTGGTAGATAGCGAGCTTGTTGAATTCGAAGATCCGCCCAAGCGTGGCTTTCGCCTTTTTGACCATATTCTTCGCGTCTTCAAAAACAATTCGTGCCTGGTCACGGGTGGTTGCAGCGGAATAAACCTCCGCACCGCCCTCGCCGTCGGCGCCAGCCATATAAAGCCCCACGCCGGAGCAAAGCGTTGATTTGGCATTTTTACGGGCTACCTCAACATCTGCTGTACGAAAGCGCCGAACCATTACTGGCCGACCGCTGCCGTCATTACGCAGGACGGTTTCTCCCGTTTCTTCGTTAACCAGCGGGATAACGAAACCAAAAATATTAATCAGGATGAAAACGTGCCAGTCCATCAGCTCAATAGGCTGTCCTGCCAGCGCGCCTTTTACGTGAGGCACAAAATTATAGAAATTCAGAATGTGCTGCGCGCGCGGCTCACTGAAGAAAATACCGCGCTCTTCGCCGTGTGCCAGATCGTCAAGGAAACGCTGACAGGCAAGGCGCACATACTCACAGGCAATAATTTCCCCCGCCACCACCCTCTCGGCGTAGCGGATGCCTTCTGCAACCTTAGCCATTAATCCCTCGCTTTCATAAACTCGGCCAGCGGGTCAACCGCATCAGGGCCTTTTGCATTCACTTTCGAGCGACTGGCTGGCGTCATGCCGAACTCACCAAGCATGGCGCGCAGACGTTTCCAGGCATCAGCTTTCATGATGGCGGCGGGATGAGCCTTGATCAGCACATCCCCGCTCTGCGTTTCGGTCCGGTAGGTGTAGCCCTCAACTTCAAGCGTGTCGCAGTGATGCCGGTATTCGGTATAAGCCTCAACCAGCAGCTCAAGGGCTCTGGCGTCCAGCTGAGACATCACACCGATAGCATCAAGCTCGTCGGCCATCCGTTTAAACCAGTATTTCCCCTGCTTGTCGAAATGCTTCGGCGTTGGGGGTACCCCTGAAGGGGGTTTTGGTTCGTTCTCATTGATCGGGCGTTTAGATGGGTTACCCCTCACCAAACGTAGATGGGTCGGGGTTTTCGGTGGTCCAGACATAATCGAAAACTCCTATTAATCATCGAGTGGGGAACCCCATAAAAAAGTTTTCTAACCTGCGGCGATGTGAAAAGAGGTTAGGCGGCGGTCCTTTAGGGTGATTCCCCTGAGGTTTTTACCCGCCCTCCCCCTTTGACCAAATATCTGGATGGCACAGATGATCCCTGATGCGGCGAACATGCGTGTGCGTAATACCGTAGCGCTTTGCAATTTCTACCAGCCTCTTACCAGATCTCGCCTCTCGCTCAATGCTCAGGATGATTTCAGGCTTCAATTTTGTTGCTACCGCTCGCTGTCCGCGCCGCAGACAAGCGGCAGTTCCGTGCTGCATGCTGTCAGAAGTGTTCTCCTTTGGCGTTCCCCAAGCGAGGTTTGTTTTGCTGTTGTTCAGCGGGTTACCATCCAGATGGCGGGTGATATGGGCGTCAGATGGCTTTGGCCCGGAGAAGGCAAGCAACACAAGCTGGTGTACTTGCTTCTTCACTTTCGTATCATTGCTTACTCCGGTGTTTACATTCACGTGCCAATAGCCGTTATGTAGCCGCATCGACAGCTGCCGAACGCTACCTGAGCGGAGCGAGTAAATAAGTCCATCTTCACTTGCCAGATATCCTGGATAACCGGGAATATCTTTCATTTGGGCGTGCGGAAGCCCTGAACCATGTTTCGATTCAGTCATCTTCACCTCGTTACTTAATTTCTGTTCAGGCGCTCGCGTGCTGTCTTAGCTTTATGGCAGCCGCGGCAAATTGATTCCAGATTAGAGAGATCGTCAGTACCGCCTTGAGCTTTCGGCTTGATGTGGTCCACTGTCTCAGCGGGTGTATACCTTCCATTTCGCAGGCATTCCTGACAAAGGTGTTTGTCTCTGTCGAGAACGATTGGGCGCAGCCTGTCCCATTTGCTGCCATAGCCTCGCTGATGTCTGCTCTGTCCTCGCTGATGCTGCTGCCAGCCTTCGTTAAGGTGCTGGGGACAATAGCCTGAGCGGTCTGTGGTTGTTCCAGGACAGCCACGCTTGCGGCATGCTCTCGGTATTAACGCAGGCATCAAGCTAACCTCCACGCCCGGCGGCGTTCTGTGCGTGGCGCTGAGTCAGGGTGACGCTCAACCGGTTCACCATCTGCATGGTCCACCAGCGAGTAGCACGGATAGACCACTGCGCCGCCATAAGCATCACCCACTGCATAGTCGGCTGGCTTACTGCTATCCCATCGAGACAACACGCGGTTGATATGTTGCGAAGGTACGCTATAGCACACCCCGTGTATCAGTCGCGGCAGCGTGATGTAGTCAGCCTGAGCCTTATCAGCAACAATCAGCCGTTCGGCTATCTGCATCTGATACTGAGGCGGGCGGCCGGTACCGAGATAAAAGCTCAGCATGTCGTCAGGAAAGCGGGTCAGCCAGTCGACCACCAACTCTGCAAAACAAGGAACGGGCATCGCATCGTCTTCCAGCACGACCACCCGGCACGGTTGCTCAGCAGCCCATTCAAGCGTGCGTCGATGATTCCAGTTTGCACCGTGGTTACCGTCATCAATCAGCAGATGAGCACCCAGCAGTACAGCAAGACGTTGTGCTTGTCCTGTGCGAGAGACATGGCCGACCACCACAAACTTAATATCTGTCTGCATCATTATGGGTAAACACCTCATTACGGGCTCGTCGTGCAACCTCAGCAGCTTCATGCTTACAGTCAAAGTAACCAAGGTGATGCCGGGTACCATGCTCTTTATAGTGAGCACACCATTTCTTCATATCCCGATTCCAAGTAACGCCACGAAATCCTGACGCAGAGGAGTGACGTTGCCTGTTTTCAGCGTTTTGTTTTGGTGTTGCTATTCGAAGATGTTTTGGGTTGACGCAAAGAGTGTTATGGCAGGTATGGTCAATCAAATATCCGTCGGGGATAGGTCCGTTGCTAAGTTCCCATGAAGCTCTGTGTGCAAGAATCATTTTTCCAGGCCCGCCAGCAGTAACTCCAGCTTTCAAATGCCCGTAAAATAAATACCTCCCACCGCCTATAGGACTCTTTCTCTTAGCCGCATTCCAGATCCAGCATTCATCTGGAGAAGCAACAACGACCTTTTCCCAGAATCTTTCACTGAAAGTTCTGGTCTTTTTCATATCAGCCTATTTGTGTTTAAACCAGGCGCATTCTTTGCCAATACCATCAGTCTTAAAAACTGTGTGGATGCGCGGGCCGGTGACAATGCGATCGCCAAACGATTTAGCAACAATGCCAAAAGCGATCATATCCCCCACCGCGGCGCCAGCCTGTTCTTTCTTCCAGAAACGATAACTCTCGATCCGGTAGTAAAGTCGGATGATGCCGTGAGCGAACGCCATAACATCAGCGCGGGTACCACCCAGCAGCCCAGCGTTTAGCATCACATCGTTGCGATGCTCTTCAATGAACTCCTGATAGATGCGCTCCGGATGATTCTGCTTTGCCCAGGTGTCGGCGTAGGTCTTCGGTTCTGAACCGACATACACCTTTCCGGCTTCCATTTCTTCCCACGGCGCGCGAAGCATTTCGACATCGGTACCATCGGTACACCAGACGAACCGGTATTCAGGGTGATCTCGTAGGTGCTGCCAGATGTGCAACCAGCGACGAAAGTAGACATTCATCTTCACGTCAGGAACGCGACATAGTTCAACATCTGTTGGAGCCGTAAGTAATTCATCCACCAGCGCTATACGCCCACACTGGCGAAGCGAGGCCGCCCATTTGCTCAGCATGTCAGGCGAGGCCACCATTCTCGTGCCGCGCTGCGGGTCAGGCTGACTGGTGAGCAGCGTTGTGATAACCACGTCGCGCTGCTGACGGTATTCAACGTAACCAGTAAACCCGGAATCACGCCGTTCGTTGTGGATCTTCACGTTACGTTCCACCAGCGCCTGTCTGTCGGGGCGCGGTACCGAACGCTCCACGGCTTCATGCTCATCGAGAGAATGGATCAGCTTTTCTGAACCGACCACATCAACGTAAGCCCATGTCGTCAGGCCAGCGTTATGGATACGTAGCGCGAGGTCACTGTGTTCGTACATGCCGCGACCGTAAACGGGATCGAAACCGCCAACCTTCTCTATGGCGCTGCGGTGGTAATACAGCATCACGCCACGCTGTCCGGTATAAGCGATGTGCCTATCATCCCGGTACAGAACCGCCATATCATTCAACTTATTCGTCCCTGCCAGATCGAGAAACTGGTAAGCAAGGTGAGGTTCTGGTG